TGCAGGATCATTAGCAGCTATAGGTGGTACAGCACAATTTCTTACAGCTGATGATGAAAAGCTATTAGCGACTGCTAAAGGAGCTGCTGCTGGTGTTGGTGTTTATGCTGCAGCAAAACTATTAGGCAAAACATTTAAAAAAACATCTAAAGAATATGATGAAGCAGCATTAGCTGGTGAAGCTGGTTTAGATACCATGACTATGAGTCAAGTTAAATTAAACTCAGCAGGTTATGAATTAGCTAATAAAGTTAAAATGATGGTTCCAGATGCTATAGATTCTAGACGTAAAATTTTTTATCATCTTACTCAAGCTAAAGTAGATAGAAAAACATTTCTATACGATCCTAAAGCTAAACCTATAACATTATCTGAGCTTACAGATGCAGAACAAAATGCTGCTAAAGTAATACAAAAATCATTTAATGAATTTGAACAAATTTTTGGTAGAGAAGGTAGTGCTTTATTTAACAATAAAAGATCTAACTATTTACCTTTATTATGGGATCATTATAACCCACAGCAACAACCTTTTAAATTTGTAAAAGATTTTGATACTGCTGTAACTGGGCCTTCAGGTAAGTTTCAATTTTCTAGACGTGGTGTATTTGGAGATATAAATGCTGGTCTACAAAAACAATATAAAATTAAACCTGGATATGATGATCCAGTAGAACTAATTAAAATATATACTCATGCTGCTGGTAAAGCTATGGCTACTAGAGCATTAATAACTAATCTTGAAAGAGCAGATATTGGTGGCAAACCTTTACTTGTTAGAAGTGCAAAACTTACACCATTAGATGAAAACTATACTCAATTTAAACATCCTTATTTTGAAGATTCTAAACTAGGCACACCATACATACATAGAGGTATGGAAAAATCATTAAAAATGGTATTTGATGCTAGAGATGAGAATGCTTTATTAGGTGCTATCTTTACTACTAACCTTATGATGAAAAGATTAGCTGTTGGTTTTTCTTTCTTTCATGCTGGTGCATTAGTAGAAAGTATGATCTTTGCTGGTCATAAAATGAAAACAATAGGTAAGATAATTAAACCTAATTCTAAAAAAGAATTACAAGACCTTATAGATAATCCTGCAAAATATATAGAAGATTTTCCACATGCTGTAAATCAACTAGAACAAAATGGTTTTAGAGATGTAATACAATTTGCTAGAGGATCTGGTTTACAAATTAGTACACCTGAAGATGTAGGCTTTGATAGGTTTTATTTTAACCTTAGAGGATTACAAAAAACTAATATAGACCAAATGTGGAAAAGACATTTTGGTATATCACCTTCTGAAAAGGTAGAAAAAGTATTTAGATGGTTTGATAAGATTACATGGGATAGAGTATTTACTCATGCTAAACTAACAACATTCTTACAAGCATTAGATAAAACAGTACAGCCAGGCGACAGCAAAGCTGTAATATATAGAAAAGCTCAAGCTGCAGCTCAGTTTTCTAATGATGCTTTTGGTGGTCAAGATTGGGCTAGAGTTTCCAACTCAATACAAACACCATGGTTAAAAAGCATGATGCAAACTACATTTAATCCTGGTTCAAGAGGATACATGCAACTACTTATGTTTGCACCAGACTGGACTATATCTAATGTAAGAATTATTGCTAAGTCATTACCTGCGTTTGAGTCAGATCCAAACTTACGTAGACTATATCAATATTATTTTTTAAGAGCAGCTTTAATATATGCTGCAGCAGGAACTGCACTAAACTATGCTTTTAGTGGACAATCTCTTTTAGAGAATACAGATCCAACTAGAATTAATTTAGGGAATGGACAAGTACTTACTTTCTCTAAACAATTAATGGAACCTTTTCATTGGATAACAGATCCACAATCTACAGGTCTTAAAAAGATTGGATCATTACCAAGAACAACAATAGAAGTATTAACTAATAAACAATACTTGACTACTAAATGGAGTCCAAACATCACTAAAAAAGATGATGAAGCTATTGAAAAAGGTTTAAAAATAGGTGGTCATGTTGGTATGAGATTCTTACCTATATGGCTACAATCAGCTTCAAGGGATATTGCAGAAGGGTTAGAGAGAGATGGGTTAAGCTTAGATCTTGCTTCTGATGTAGCAGTTGATTTTGTACTAGGACAAAGTGGTCATCCTAGATACCAAGGGCCACGTTATACACAATACAAAACGAAAGGACTCGTAAGGTCACCTTATGAGACATTGTTCTAACTATGAGTAGACATACTGAAAATAAAGAAGAACTTGTAAAAGTTCATGGTGAAATTAACCTTATTAAACAACAGTTAGATACTTTAGAAAATAACCATTTAGCACATATAAAAAAAGATATAGATCGTATTTTATATGTTCTAGGAGCAGTAGGAATAGCTGTACTAGGTGAGCTGTTTGTGTTATTAAATAAAGTTATATGACAAAGTTTATTTTAGTTCTATGGATGTGTAGTATGGCTACTGGTCAATGCCCATCTAGTAGTGTTTCAGGTTATCAATTTAACAATCATTCTGATTGTGTAAATTTTGGATATGGAGTTGCACAAAAAACATTTAAAGGATTAGAAGAACTAGAAGAATACGATAAATATTTTATAGAAGAAAGTAGATTAATTGTTAGATTTGAATGCAGACCTATAACAATTACTATACCAAAACCTAAACCTAAGACACCAGCATAAAGTTGTACTTATCTGCTAGACAGATACAACACATAATTGTATATCTTATGTATGCCGAGCAAATCAATATTAGTAATAAGTGATCAACATGCTCCTTATCATCATATTGACACTCTGGATTTTTTAGCTGCTATAAAAGCTAAATACAAACCAGATACAGTAGTTAATATAGGTGATGAAATGGATTGGCATAGTATATCATTCCATGACTCACATCCTGGATTATACTCTGCTAGTCATGAACTAGAAGTTGCAAGAAGGTTTTTTCTACAATTAGAAAAACTATTTCCTAAACAATATATCATGGATAGTAATCATGGTAGTTTAGTATTTAGAAAAGCAACACGCTATGGTTTACCACACGAGATATTTAAATCTTACAATAGTATGCTTGGAGTTGGTAAAGGTTGGACATGGCATGAAGATCTAATATTAAAGGCATCTAATGGTCAAAAGATTTACTTCTGCCATGGTAAATACAAAGACGTTTTAAAGGTTGCTCAACAATATGGTATGTGTACTGTTCAAGGACACTATCATACATCTTTCAAAATAGACTATTGGAGTAATCCAAATGAACTACTTTGGGGAATGCAAGTTGGGTGTTTAATTAACATGAAAAGTTTAGCTTTTGAATATAACAAACTTCAGAAGTCTAGACCAGTAATAGGAACAGGAGTTATCATTGATGGGTTACCTAAATTAATCCCAATGGTTTTAAAAAACAATGGCAGATGGACAGGAAAAATTACCTAGAGGTATAAGAAACAAAAATCCAGGCAATATCAAACTTGGTACTGACTGGGATGGATTAGCATCAGAACAAACTGATCCAATATTTTGTATTTTTGATGAAGCTGTAATGGGTATTAGAGCTTTAATGAGAATACTTTTAACTTACAGATTTACACATAAAAAAGCTAACGTTGATGAAATTATTAGCAGATGGGCTCCACCCTCTGAAAATAATACAGAAGCATATATAGACTTTGTGTGTAAAAGAATGAACGTTAATCCTTTGGATAAATTAGATAATAGTATTGAACATTATCTACCTTTAGTTAAATCAATTATCCAAATGGAAAATGGTCAACAACCATATGACGATGAACTTTTAGTAGAAGGAATGTATAAAGCTTGGGAAGGTTTACCTACAAATTCTTCTGCTTCTTAAACAAAGAGGTATTAAATAATGTGGTTTAATTTATTATCTATGGGTATAAAGACAGCTAGTCATATATACCAAAACAAACAAAAAACTAAACAATTAATGTCAGATGCTCAAATGAGACATGCTGAGAAAATGAGTACAGGTGAAATTGAATATAAAGCGAAAGTTATTGAGAGTAATGATCAAGGTTACAAAGACGAGTTTGTCCTTATTCTTATTTCTGTTCCTATCCTTATATTGGGGTATTCTGTGTTCACTGACGATCCTGAGATTCGCAATAGATTAGATGTTTTTTTTGAATATTTTAAACAACTGCCCTACTGGTATCAAGCTATATTTATAGGAGTCGTTAGTGCTATTTATGGTCTTAAGGGTGCAGACATTATGCGTAAACCAAAGTGACCGAAGTAAGAGGTCAGTGTAAATGGTGCAATAAAGATATTGCCATGACTGAAGCATTTATATCATTAAAAGATAACGAATATTCTTGCCTTAAATGCTATAAAAAATCAGGACACATGTTACCTTTTTGGGAAAAAAATAATAGGTTTAAAGATGAGAGACACAAAATCATTAGAAGAACACAAAAAAAAAATAGAACATAAAGATAAAGAAATGCAGCTATTTAAGCAGCTTAAAAAAGAAGTAGAAACTAATGGTTATGGTACTAGAGAATACGTTATTAAAAAAGGTATTAATAAAGGAAAAATTGCTAAATGAAAATTAGTGAAAATACATCTGTAAGTATGCCATTACGTAATATGGCTATGATAATTTTTGGTGTAGTAGCAGGTGTAATTGCTTATACTGAACTTACAGGTAGATTAACATCATTAGAAACTTCAAGAGAACTATTTGAAAATGATTTATTAAAAAAATCTGAGCAAGTACCCACTGACCAGGAGCAACATTTTTTATTAGAAGATCTTTATAAAACTGTAGAGAAGCTACAATCTACTCAAGAAATGAATATGACTAATAAAGTTAATATAGAATTTCTTAAAACACAGTTAGATAAAGCATTAAATGATATTGAACATTTAAAAGATAAAGTGAGAGCTAATGGTAATGGAGCTCATTAATGGAATTAATTGTTGCTTTACTTATGATTGTTAATGGAGAAATTAAAGAACATAGAATACAAGTATCTATGTCTGATTGTCTCAAAGGTAAAAGAATTGCAATGCGTACTAACAAAAATAATAATATTCAATACCAATGCATAAAATCAATGGCTGAGCTTGAGTCAAATATAGATGGTAGTAAAAGTATTAAAAAACTTATATTGGATTAACTATAATCTCTTTCTAATATCATTTCTAAATAATGGATAGCTTTTTCTATATCCTTACGTTTACCTTTTTTCTTGTGTCTGCATATATACTTAATGGCATTACCTTCGGCATATGGTAAATTATTTTCATTAATAAAATAAGCAGGTTCAACTTTCATATCTTTATAGTGATTCCCATCAACCTGTTTATTAAGTGTATTATAAGTCATATCTTTAAATATATCCTTGTGAGTCATTAAAAATTTAATCTAAATTGACCAGACGTTTTAACAGAACGTGCTGGTTTTTTTTGTATTACATTAATTTGTTTATCTTTAAGTTGATACATATCTAGTTTCATAGCTTTAGCAAACTTCATAGAAGCATATTCATAATCAATATCTGCATAATGACATATCAATTTAAAATCATGAGAGCTAGAAGTAAGCCAATGTATAGCTTCTCTTTTAGCAATAATCTCATATTTATTTAAACCATCATACATAGCATCTTCTATTGCTTGTGTTATGATAGCTCTAAAGAGCTTTTTTTCAGGACTTTTCATCCTTTTTAATTACTTCGTAAAAAGTTTTTATAGGATGTAATTGACATTCTTCCCAATTAAAAGTCTTTGGATCTAGTCCTTTTAATATCTGTAAAGC